CTACTAAAATGAGAAACTACTTAAACACACTACTAGAAGAAAAAGGCCTAAGCTTAGATACAGTAATAGAAGCAGAGGGTAAAGAGTGGGGCGTAAACTACATCCCTTTAGCTATAGTAGTAGACTTCTTAGCTTCAGCAGATAAGAAGACTCAAGAGACAGCAAAAAACAACCTAGTAAAAATAGACTTCCACAACGGAGACGTAATGCACTTCTTTAAGTATGTGGCTAATTTTATAGCTTGCTAATGAAGCTTAAGAGAGTAATACAATTTAACGGCGCTGAGATCCTGGAGACTACTCCGGGATCTTTTACCGCCCTCCCGAATACCCCGAGCTTCTACGGAAGCCGCAAGTTTAACAGCTTAGAAAAAGCTAAACACTATTTAAGACAATGGCAAAGAAAGTAATGACCCCCGAAGATAGAGAGCTGCGTAATATAGCTTTAGCGCTTGGCGCTGGCTTATTAGGCTTTCCAGTATTAACCCTAGTATTTAAGCTTTTCGCTTTTGTACAGTTTATAGCTTTTGGTTATGTTAGCTAATGATATAGAGTATTATTGCCAAAGCTGCGGAACTTATACCGCCAGCTTAAGTAATATAACTGCGCTGCAAATTTGCGACCCCTGCGCCGCAGGATCCGACTTACAACAAGAAGACACTATTTTATTTATATGAGAATTATTTTAGTAGAGCATAAGAGCTCTAGAAGGGTAGAAGGGTATAGAACCCTTACCAAAGCCTGCAAGGCCTTAGACATCAACTACAGTACTATTACTAAGATTATAAACGGTAACTGCAACTACTACGAAAACGAACGCATAAAGCTTACGCGCCTTCCTATACAATAAAAAAGCTAAGTAAGCAAGGAAATAAAAAACTTTTTTTGTATATTTGCCTAAAGTATATACTCTAGGCTTTGGCAGAAAACAATACTAGCGGGCTATTCGCTCGCCTTTTTAGAAGCTCCCCGGAGAACCCCAGTACGAGTTTAAGTAACCCGGCAGCGTGGCTTACGGGGCTTTTCGGTACTAGTAAAACGGGAGTACAAGTAAGCGAAGATAACGCGCTTACTTTTAGCGCTGTTTATGCAGCCGTAAGGATCATTAGCGAAACTATAGCTAGTATACCTCTAAACGTCTACCAAGCGGACGGGGAAACCCGCGTAAAAGCTGTAGGCCATCCAGTACAAGACCTTTTAGCGAAAGCTCCTAACAGCGTAAGCTCTACCTTCACTTTCCGCGAGGCTATGGCCTCTAACTTAGTTTTACACGGTAACGCCTACGCTAAAATAGAGATGAACGCAGCAGGACGCCCTACGGCGCTTATACCTTTGAACCCTATGAAGGTCGAGGTAAAAGTAGTAGACGGCGAAAAGGTTTACGTCTTCGACGAAAAGCACACCTACCTAGATTACGAAATACTGCACTTTGTCGGGCTAAGCTTTAACGGCTTAACCGGTAAGAGCCCGCTTTCAATGGCACGCGAAGCCGTAGCTATTGGGCTAGCGGCCCAAGAGTACGGCGCGCGCTTCTATTCTAACGGTGCGAACGCTGGCGGAGTTATTACCGCTCCTGGCCGATTAAATACCGAAGTAGTAAAGAGATTACGCGAAAGCTGGAACCGTGCCCAATCGGGCCTAGGATCTAGCCATTCTACGGCTATACTTGAGGAGGGTATGAAGTACGAGAAGATAGGACTAGATCCGGAGGCGGCCCAGTTCTTACAGTCGCGTAAATTCCAAGTAAACGAAATAGCTAGAATTTTTAGAATACCGCCGAGCTACTTAGCAGACCTAGAGAACAGCTCTACGCGTGCTAATACGGAACAGCAGGCTATACAGTTCGTTAGGGACTGTATAACTCCTTACGTTCGCCGTATGGAGGTAGAGCTAAACCGTAAGCTATTTAGAGAAGACGAGCCTAACCTTTACGCCTACTTCACTATGGAGGGGCTAATGCGAGGAGACCAAAAGGCTAGGTATGAAGCTTACGCTACAGCTCGCCAATGGGGCTGGCTATCGGTAAACGATATTAGAGATCTAGAGAACCTTAACCCGGTAGAAGGTGGGGACATTTACCTACAGCCTTTAAATATGGTGCAGAGTGGGCAGGACGACACTAACGTAGATGCGGACTAATGCCCTGGACTGACTACCCACAAGCTGCAACGGATAACGCTAAGAGAGCGCTAAAGATCCGCGAGGAAGAAGGCACCGACTGCGGAACGCCGGTAGGCTGGGAGTCGGCCCGTATTATAGCCAATAAAGAAGCTATAACGGAGCAGCGCTTACCGCGTGTTTACAGCTTCCTAAGTAGAGCTAAGACCTACGACCAAGGCAGCTTTAAAGATGAGGACGGTAAGCAGATCTGCGGAAGTATAATGTACGCAGCCTGGGGCGGTGATGAGATGCACCGCTGGGCGGAGAGAACCTTAGAGAATATGGAAGAAGAAAAAAGCCTGCGCCACATTAAGAGCGTAGAAGAAACAGCTACCGAGATAATTATAACCTACGGCAAAGCTGAGGAAGTAGAAGAGGCCGGCTACGATAAAGAAGAAGAACGCGCGGAAGCTGGAGAGCTAAGCGTAGGGGACTTCGTGAGCTGGGACAGCTCCGGCGGTAGAAGCCAAGGCGTAGTAAGAGAAATAGAGACTAACGGGCAAATAGAAAGCGATAGCGGCTTTAAGGTAAACGGCACGGCCGAAGATCCAGCGGCGCTTATTTCTATTTACGAATACGATAGCGAAGAGAGCGCTTTTGTAGAGCGTAAGCCGCCTTTAAGAGTAGCGCACCTATTCAGCACCTTAACTAAGGTAGACGGTGCAGAGGTACGCAGCCTTAACGAAGTAGTAGAGCAGAGAGCTTACGACGGCGAGCTTAAAGCAGCTGTAGAAGGCCGCACGGTAGAAGGTTACGCTAGCGTCTTTAATTCAATGAGCGAGGACTTAGGCGGCTTTCGTGAGATCATATTACCGGGAGCTTTTAGTAACGTGCTAGATAACGACGTAAGAGCGTTATATAACCACGATAGCAACTACTTACTAGCGCGTACTACTTCGGGAACCCTAGAGCTTAAAGAGGACGATAAAGGCCTTTATTACCGCTTTGAGATGCCTAACACAAGCTACGGAAACGATATGCTAGAGCTCTTTAGCCGTGGCGACTTAAGCCAGTCGAGCTTTGGCTTTACAGTAGAAAAAGACAGCTGGCGAATGGAAGAAGGCCAGCACGTAAGATATATAGAGAGGGTAGGATCTCTATTTGATGTATCGCCGGTGGTTTTTCCGGCGTATGCGTCAGCCTCTAGCGGACTACGCAGCGCCGAGCCCAAGGGCGAAGGCGAAGCGGAGGAAGCAAGAGAGACACCTACCGAGGAATTAAATTTTAATTTACACAACGCTTTAATTAAACTAGCTAAAGATGAATGCTAAACAAATGCGCGAAAAGCGCGGCGCTCTAGTAGAGCAAATGCAGGGAATGGTAGCGGCTGCTAAGGCAGAAGGCCGTAACCTTTCTAACGAGGAAAACGAAAAATTTGACGCAATTTCTAACGAAGTAGACGAGCTCCGCTCTGCTGCTGCTCGTATCGAGCGCTCGGAAGAATTGAAGAAAGAAATGGCTGCTAAAGCTGAAGAGGTACGCGATAACGCACCTGCTGCTAAAGTAGAAGCTCGCGACGCGTTTAACGCTTACTTACGTAAGGGAATGAACGGTATTAACGCAGCTGAAGCTCGCGCACTTGCAGAGCTACGCGGTACTGATACGCAGGTAACTACTACTGACGGTTTAGGTGGTTTCTTGGTACCGGAAAACTGGAGCGACTTCGTAAGCGCTACGGAATTATTCAAGTCGGACATCGAGCAAGTAGCTACAGTTATCCGCACGGCTAACGGTCAGCACTTCAACCTACCAGCTAACGACGACACAGCGGTAGTAGCTGCTATCTTAGGAGAAGGTACGGCAGAGACTGTAAGCGATATGACCTTTACCAATGTGAAGTTCGAGCCGTTTACTTACTCTTCTAAAATTGTAAAAGTATCTAACCAGTTAATCAGCGATAACGCTTTTGATTTGGGTAGCTTCGTAGGTGGCCAATTAGCTAACCGTTTGAAGCGTGGTATTAACGCGCACCTAACTACTGGTACGGGTTCTTCACAGCCTCAAGGTATCGTAGCTGGATCTACTGCAGGTAAAACTGCTGCTTCTGCTACAGCTGTAACAGTTAGCGAAGTAATGGACTTATTCTACTCAGTAGATGCTTCTTACCGTAACGCTCCTGGTGCTGGGTTTATGATGAACAGCGCAACAGCTAAAGCTGTACGCGTATTAGGTTTCGGATCTTCTAACGACTTCCCAGCTTACGTACCGGGAATGAGCGTAGGCGAGCCGGATATGCTTTTCGGTAAGCCGGTATACATTAACGAAGATATGGACGGTATCGCTACTGGTAACAAGTCTATCATTTTCGGAGATCTTAAGCAGTACTACGTTCACGAAGCGGGCGGCGTACAGTTACTAAGACTTTCTGAGCGTTTCGCTGATGCATTGTCAACGGGCTACATCGCTTATCGCAGAGTCGACGGTAACGTACTACAAGGCTCAGCTATTAAGCACTTAGTACAAGCGTAAGCTTAGGCAGCTAATGAAGGTTATATTTAACCAAGCTATAGCAGGGGCAGACTTCTACTACACCTCCGGGCAAGTAGTAGAGCTGCCCTCTGCAGCTGCTGCTGAGTTTTTAAACGCGGGCTTCTGCGAAGTAGTAGAGGAGAAGCCGGCAGTAAAAGCCGAAAGAGCAGTAAGTAAGAAAAGCACTAAAAGAAATACTAGAGCTAAGTAATGAGCTATACGATAATTACCCCAGCAACTTTAGAAGCTTTAACCGTAGACGAGGTTAAGGCTTATTTGCGCGTAGACAGCGACGCGGAAGATACCCTGCTAGGGGTACTTATAAAGGCCTCTACTGAGATGGCCGAGAGTTACTTAGGAAGGTTTCTTTTAACTACCGTTATAGAGGAGTTCTACGATTTTTTCCCCGTGTATAAAACGGGCGTAGATCCTTTCCGCGGAGATCGTAATATAATTTATTTAAGCAGAGGGCCAGTACAAAGCTTAGCGAGCGTTAAATATATCGACGGCAACGGCGACGAAATTACCGTAAACGCTAGCGACTACCGTACGGACTTAGTAAGTGAGCCTAGCCGCATCTTCCCGGAGTACGGCTGGTACGGTACTAAGGACACGGTAAACGCTGTTATAGTTCGTTATACTTGTGGTTATACTCAAGCCTCGGACGTACCGGCTAACATAAAAATGGCTATGCTTTTAATAATTGGCGAAATGTACGAGAAGAGAGTAGACAGCGTACACCGCTTACCGACAGCTTCCGAATATTTACTAAACCCTTATAGAGTCTTCCGCTTTGATTGATCCGGGTAAACTAGATAGAAGGATTACCTTACAAAGTGCGAGCGTAAGTACGGACGGCTTCGGCCAGGCCGTACGAACGTACAGCACCTTAGCGCAGGTATGGGCCAAGGTCGAGTACAAGGGAACCCCTAAAGAGGGGGAAGATACCGAGAAGCTAACAAGCTTAAATAAGGTACGCTTTACGGTACGCTACCGCAGCGACGTAGACGCCACAGTTAAAATAAGCTGGGGCGGTAAGACTTACGAAATTGAAGGCGTAAGCTTAGAGGGTAGAGAGCGCTACCTTATTATAGATACTGTACTAAGGGACTGATGAAAAGCGGCGTATACTTTGAGGTAGAAGGTTTAGAGAAAGCTTTAAGAAAGCTAAAGGCTTTAGAGGATATAGACCGTAAAAAAGCCCGCCAATTTAAAGCGGGTATACGTAAGGCTGCTAAGCCTATGGTAAAAGCTGTAAAGGGATCTATTCAAAATTCCGATAAAAAAACAGCTACTACTAGAACTGTAAAGAAGAAAAGCAAAGAGAGCACAGTAACTAATAAAAGCGGTAACCTTAGAAGGTCTATAGCTTTTATACCTTCTAAAAAGAAGGGAGCGCTTTTAGGTTACGTAGGTGCAAGGTTCGGTAAAAAAGCGGGTAAGACTTTCGACGGGTATTACGCAGCTATAGTAAACTACGGACTTAAAAGGGGTAAGGCTAAGGCCGAGCCAACGGAAAAACGTAACATAGGTTACGCAGAAAAGGGCTACGCTAAAGCAGTAGCGCAAACACAAGCGCAGCTCTTACTAGAGGTGCAGAAAATACTAAAGCAGAGCTTATACCAGCTTACTAGATAATGACGGAAGGAAAAGCTATATACTCAATCCTAACTAGCGACAGCGACGTAAGCGCTATCGTAGGTACTCGCATTTACCCGCAGATAGCAGCGCAGGGCGCGGCTTTCCCTTTTGTAGTATATGTGCTACAAGATACAAGCCCTAGCGATACTAAGAGCGGGGTAAGTACTTTAGACGAGGTACGCTACGATATTGTAGTAGCTAGCGAAACTTACGCAGAGGCTAGCGATTTAACGAATAAAATACGAACCGCTCTAGATCGTTACAGCGGAACCGTAGCAGGTGTAGTTATTGATTCTATCCAGTTTATAGACTTGGACGCTGATAACGACCCAGGAACGGAGACCTACGTAACGAGCTCGGAGTATATAATAAGAGTTAAGCGATGAAAATAACACTAACGAAAAACGTAACCCTTCCAAGTGGCAAGAAGCTAAAGAAAGGTACTAACTTTGGAGTAGTAAACGAATACGGCCTAGAGCTTATAGAAGCTGGTAAGGCTGTAGAATTTGGGGCCGAGGCTCCCGTAATAATTGAAGAACAAATAAATAATCTAGATTAAAAATGGCAACTACCGGAATTATGAACGGAACCCTCTTAGGGGTATACGTAGGCAGCACTCTAATAGCTCACGCTACCGAGGGCTCTATTTCTCTCTCTATGGACACGAGAGACGCAACAACTAAAGACTCTAGCGCTACTCGCGATTTATTAGAGGCTACTAAATCGGGTACTATTTCAGTATCGGCTTTGTACGCTGAAGATGCGGCTTACGGCGTAGATGATCTTATGACAGCTTGGAGCGGACGCTCACAGCTTACAGTTAAATTCTCTACCGAGGTATCGGGAGACCATTACTGGTCAGCTTCTGCTTACGTAACTTCTTTAGAGCTTTCTAGCGGTATGGAGGATAACGTAACGTACTCGGCTACATTCGAGCTTACTGGCGCAATTACTTATACTACAGTATAATAGAATAACACAAACACTTAAAGCAAATGGTAAAGAGAGTTAAAATAGGAGGGGAAGAAAGAGCAGTTAAGTTCGGCTTCGCCGCGCTAATGCAATTTACGGACGCTACCGGGTACACCCTAGCGCAGCTGGATTCTATCGGAGACAGCCTAACACTAAGCCAAGCTATCGAGCTTATTAAAGCCGGGCTTAAGCAAGGTGCTAGAGTAGAGGGGGAAAAGTTTAACGCTACTACGGAAGAGGTGGCCGACTGGTTAGACGATAACCCAGTAGCTTTAGAAGAAGTGCTAGCAATCTTTACCGAAAGCTTTACACCTGCAAAAAAGTAGAAGGGGCTAGGGGCCCGAAAGGCCCCGAAGCCCCTCTTACTTTTGACCGCTGCGAAGAGATAGCCC